AGTAGTCCGCTGGTGTCATCGTTTAGGTGTCGCATATCCAAAGACCCCAGCAAGAACAGCCCAGAGAATTGAGCGGTAATCTGCTGCAAAGTTAGAAGCTGCCCAAGCAGATAAAAATGCACCTGCTGTGAGTAGGTAAGGGTTTTTCATATTCATGCTGTGCCTCCTAGTAACGGTACTTTAAAGAACGAACCATCGTTATCGCCTTTGATGCTAAACGAGACATGGAGATGATGGCGATGCTTGTTAATCCCAGTATAAGTTCTCCAGCGCCAAGCGCTTTTGGCGCTTGCAATTTTGCCGTCAAAGATGAGATACGAGATGCGCTTATCAGACTTTGCCAAGAGACGAAGTTGATCCGCCACATCGGGCATGAGGTCAGGTTTAGGTCTGCCGGATAGATCGCGGTCAATGTCAATGGCACGAACCCAGCCCTCGCCATCTGGATTATGGTCAGACTTACGAGCTGAGTGCCGACTATCGCCGATCCAACCGTCCGAGGTACGATCACGATCGCTGAAGCAGTCATCGAACTGTTCACGAAGTTGTTGACCTGCCTTGCATAACTTGGGTTTCATCCCAGTAGTAAAGCCAATTCATCTTGTGTAAGTCCTAAACGATCTGCGATAGCAGCCTTAGCCTCAGCCTTTTCCGCTGCTGCTTGCTCCTCATCTGCTTTCGCTTTTGCGTAAGCAACCGCATCTGCTTCGCGCTGCTTGATTTCCTCGGCTGTAAGTTCTACTTCAGAGACTTCGCCTGTCTCGCAGTTTACGATGATCTTTGTGTCTGCCATTTTGTCTCCTATGATTTAGATATGCCGTAGAGTGAAGCGGTTGAATATTGGTTAATTAGCGAACCGTTAAGCGGTGCTAGTTTGATGCTAGTAATTGCTGCGGTGTTAGACCAGAGACCAGCATCTAATAATAGATAAGATGATGCAGCATTATTTTCTGTAACGCTGTCGGATGAAACAGACTTATTGGTGCTACCTGCATAGTTAGGGATGTAGATGTCTGCGCTGCCGAAAGTACTAGCCGTTGCTGTTGCGGCAGTCATAAAGACCGCATCTTCAATAGATGCACTACCAGCATTAGTAAAGGAGAAACCCGATCCAGAACTTGCGTCTGCGCCTACACCGCGAGCGGAGAAGTTTGTAGTAGCACCATTAAAAGTTAATTTCAGGCTATCTACTGGTTGCCCCGAACGGTTTGTTCTGGCAGATATTCTAATCAGCAAGTCCGTATAAGTTGCTGGTATCGAAGTAAAGTCAATAGTTGCCGCCCCGCCAGCCCCAACGGTTACGGTGCTGCCAATTTGGATATAAGTTGCCATTATGCCGCCTTAATTCCGTATAGGGTAAAGGTTGAGCCTGTTGAGAACTTAGCGTTTGGGTCGCTTCCTTCGTTAAATACGGAAACGGTGTTAATAGCAGCAGTAGAACGCCATAGACCAACTACCGCTGAAAGTTCCTTATCCGCTGCATTTACGCGGCTTAGTACGGTTTTATTAGTTGTAGTGTTTGAATAATTTTGCAACTGGTAGATGATATTTTGCTGACCAGTTGAACAACCAATAACTGAGTAAGCAGCGATACGACTTGTATTAGATGTACGACCAGATGCTGCCGCTGAACCCGAACCGTTTAAATAGGTAAAAGAATAGTTGTTGCCTGTATCAAGTGAGCCGTTACCAACGCGTAAGCGAACATCTTGATTAGCAATATCGCAAGAAAAGGCGCAGACTAGCATTAGGTCTGTGTACGTGCCGCTTATGCTTGAAAAGGTTACTGTGCTATTCGCGCTACCAAGTGTTGTAGTCGCTATCGGTTCATAAGTTTTTGGCATTATTTGACCCCATAAAGCGCGAGAGTGGAATACTGATTAAATAAAGTTCCGTCTATCATTGAGATGCTTATTGAAGTAACAGCCGAAGTTGAGCGCCAACTGCCGCTCGAAAGGGCAATAGTTCCACCAAGCGAGCCTGTGCCAGCGGTTCCGTTTATATCGTAACCCTGTAAGTTGCGTACAGTTTTATATTTATTAGTGTTTGAATAATCAAGAATATCCATAACTACGCCAGTAAATACGCTTGCACTTACACTACTGTTTAAGCCATTAAATTGCATATGATTTGAACTTGTATTGGCATTTGCAGTCACATTGGGCGTTGTGTTGTATCCACCGAATAAGTTGTGGCTACTGTAATTTGCTCCTGTATCGGAGTTAAACTGCACCTTTGTTAAATCTACGACATAGCCTGAACGGTTGGTTTGAAGTATGCCTCTAATTTGGAGATGCTTATAAGTGCCTACAATAGAAGTGAACGCTATGGAGGACGAACCGCCTGCCCCAACGGTTACAGTCGCAATAGACTCATAATCGCCGACAGCGGCAACTGCTCCGCTATCAAGTAAAGCGGCGATATTGTTAAGCATTAGGCAATAGCCCCCACGATGTACCAAGTATCTGTGCCAGTCTTGATGCAGGCTGCTGACTTGTACTGGGCAACGGTTGGACTAGCTGCGACTGCCCCTGCTGAAAGGATTGTGGTTGTGCCGGGCGTGACTGCCGAGATGGTGCAGAGGCCAGCGCCAATGTTAAGAACGGTGATAACTGTGCCAATAGGGAAGGCTACAGAGGCATTAGTAGGGATCTTAAAGGCGATAGCGGTTGCCTTGTTCATGATCTCTAGTGTCTGGTATTGGTCATTCAAGACCGCTGTGTAATCGCCTGTGTTGGTCGAAGTCGTGAAGTTAACCAAGCCATTGTACATAGCCGCGCTAAGAACATCGCCTGTCGATGATGGAAAGCCTGTTGCCATTTATATCTCCTAGTACGCCATTATATTAGTGCCGATTATACCTGATATGTTCGAGCCGATGATGAACCCTTCAACGATCGGTTCGAGAGTTGTCACAGTTACCTTCATGGAATTGGGCGTGATATTCCAGTCCAGCCCTTGCGCCTGTAAAGTCTTAACGATGGTTGAGCCATCTGGTTGAACATTCGTGATCTTTAGATTAGAGAAGTAGTCAAGCGCCAACATAGTGGCAGTAGGTACATCTGGATCGAGTAGATCGACCGTCATGGCATCTATGCGGATCGTGGTCTCAGCTCTAGTTGCTACATAGATCTTGGCTATGTTTAGGGTGTCTGCATCGGTCTGGGCTACTAGGTTGCTTTGATTAAGTTGATGCGGGAAGTATTTAGCGATCGAGGCTGAGTTTTCTGATACCTGCTGAGTGCCACCTACGCGAGTCATGCCAGCGCTGTTGATGATCAACTTGTCATCGAAGGCGAAAGTAAGGTTGCTGTAAGGAATGCCAGTAGTTTGATTAAACTCGATCGGAGTCTCGCCGTACTTCTTGATCACATTGGTACGGTTTAAAAATATGGCAGTTCCTTCAGAGTTGATATAGAACGCACCCTGCTCTGAGAACTCCGCGTTCTTTAGCGCATCGAGAGCTGTGCGAGAAGTGCCAGGATCAGCCAAGCAAGTTGTATTGCCTGTGTCGATCGTGCGCATAGAAGCAGGCCATTGCACTTGCGACAGAATGCGGTTGATGCGAGTGCCGGTATCTTGACCAGCCGTGGCATCTGCCACAGTAGTAATCCCAGCCTGTTGCATAAGTCTAAAAGCATCGGAACAGATTATGTCAACATAACCTGTCTCTTGGCCTTGAGGATAGGTGTACTTGTACTCGATCGTATAGCCAGAAAATAGGAAGTAACCAACCCCGCCTACGGTTGCTGAAACACGCAACTTGCGCAGCGGAGTCAAGAAGCCAAAGTAAGGCGAGTTTACATTCTGTGGGTTAAAGTCAGAGTTAGGATCTAAAACTCTGATAGTTGCAGAACCAGCCTCATAAGTATCGCGCATGATATTGCGACCACGCTTAATACTGATCTGTCGAACATTGGGAGTCAAATCGACCGTAGGTTCTGGAGTAGTTGTTGAGGCTAGTGTGCCTGTACCAAGAACGCCATACTTTTCATCGCCAATAGTAAAGGGATACCCGAAGGTAGCGCCGCTAGTAAAGTCGAACGATACGGAGATCTGCGCTGGAAGTGCCATTACCCGAATGACCCACCTTGACGGAATATGGAAGCAAACTTAGCCTGCAATGAGTCATTAAGTAGGCTGTCGCGGATAACATCGGTCAGGCTTTCCTGAGCAATAATCGAGCCAGCATTGACATTGACTGTGAACTCAACGCCTGCTGCGCTTGTCTGTGTCGATCCTTGCGGCAGCGAGTATTGCTGACCAGTTACGCCATAGCCTGAAGCCATCGATGTTGGAACTGCTTGAACATTACCAGCGGCAATGCGACCAACCTGCGCTTCGATCATGTCGAGATAAGACTTCCATGCTGTGAATGGGTTCTTAGCATCTGGAAGGCTTGCTAGGTAAGCAGCTAGTTGCTGTGATAGTCCTTGAGATTTAGCAAGTTCTCCAGCAAGTTTAGATGCCTCTGAAGTATTGCCAGTCAAGATAGCCAGTTGCAGTTCTAAGCGCTTGCGTTCCTCAGCTGAGATATCGCCCTTAAGTGCAGCGATGATCTGAGTCTGCTGGATATCAAATAAAGTTCCAGCCTTTTGCAGCGCTGTCTGTTCTTTGATCGCTTTAGTCTGCTCTTTAGTTGTCTTAA